ATATATCATATAGCAATAAATTGTGGTATGGTAATGAAGCCACAGGTGAAACGTACAAAACCTTTAAAGGAAAATCCCAGTACACAAGTGAAATATGGACGTCTGTGGAAACAAAGAAAACAATTAAAGCAATAATTGAAATTGAGGACCATAAATATTCAGGTTTGTTGGAGGAAATGTAATGAAGTGCAAAGAGTGCAAATGGTTCAATAATACAATACCAGTATCAACTATAAAAGGGAATGACAAACCTAAATTTGCAGAAGAATATATTGGTATGTGTATGAATCTTAAACGTATTAAAATGGCAAATGACCATTGCCAATGTTTTAGAAAAGTGGAGGAAAAATAAATGGAATATGAAGATATTGAGATTACTTTTAAGAATGGTGCTAATATTACCTATACTGGGAATGATTGGGACGATTATTCTTACGATGGTAAGTTCTTCTCTATCAGATTGGGAGGAATAAATATAGCAATGTATAATGCCGAAGAGGTATTTAGTGTAATATTAAGTTAATGCTTATGTTTGTAAAGGAGGTGAGTAACCAATGAGCAAAGACGTTAATGTGCCAATGAGCGAAGAGCAGGTGCAAATGGCAATGGAAAATTATTCAGCCAGATTATATGCTTATAATCGTATTCCTTATAATCTGATTAATCAAGAATTGCAAGGAAAAGATATAAAAGGAATTACACAAGAATTTGGAGAGATATGCCAATATTATAAAGCATATAGGTCAGGTGTTCCATTTACTCCTGAGGGTTCTAATGGTGATTATGTGCCAGCTGATTTGAAATTCAAAATGGTGTATACATTAATTAACAAAGAGGCAAGATTCTTGTTTGCTGAATCTCCCGATACTGTAGTAGAATCAATAGGAGACAGAGATAGTGCCTCAGATGAATTAAAACATCAAATTGACTTGTTAAACAGATTGGTTACTAAGGTGCGAGATGTAAATAATTTTGATGATGCAATACTTAAAGCAGCTAAAGATTGCTTTATTGGAAAGAGAGTTGCAGGCTTAGTAAATTTTAATCCTGATGATGGTGTAACAATAACATTTCTTACAGCTACTCAGTTCCTTTATGAACGTAAGCCAGGTAATCCAAATGATTTAAGAAAGTTTGTTGCTTTTATAGTAACAGAAGAGGCAAAGCAAAATACAGCTCGTAGAATATTCAAAAAGAAATATGAACTTGAAGGAGATTCAGTTTATTTGGAAGAGGCTCTGTACGATGGTGCAGGTATGTTGATAGAGGAAGTAACAGCAAGAACAAAATTAGACATAGATTTTATTCCCGCTGTGATATTTATTAATGATGGCTTAACTGCTGATATAGACGGTGAATCAGAAATATTTGCACTTGAAGGTTTTGAGGAATGGTATTCTAAATTAAGTAATGCAGATGCAGATTCTGAAAGAAAAGGAATGAACCCCATAAAATATACAGTTGATATGGAAGGCAATTCTACAAAGAATCTTTCTACTTCAGCTGGTTCTTTTTGGGATTTACAGACAGACCAGAATTTGGATAATGCTCATACCAATGTTGGTATTCTTGAAAGCACTATGCAATATTCGAACGCATTAAAAACAACACTTGACAGAATTAAAACAACTGCTTATGAAGCTGTTGATGTTCCTAATATTACATTGGAAAGTTTGCAAGGAGCTATTACTTCAGGTAAAGCATTGAAAGCAATATATTGGCCTTTGATAGTTCGTTGCAAAGAGAAGATGAAGATGTGGGGGCCTAAGCTTAAGCAAATGTTTGAAATGATTATTGAAGGTGCAAAAATATATCCCGATTGTATTGCTGAATATATATCAGAACCTTTAGTTCCTGTAGAATATGAGGTAAAGGTAGAACAGAATTTACCATTGCCAGAAGATGAAGCGGAAGAAAAAGGCTTAGATATGGCAGAAGTATCTGAAAATCTTATGTCAAAGAAATCATACATGAAGAAGTGGCGAGGACTTACTGATGCAGAGGCTGATGAAGAACTTAAACAGATGGTTCTTGAAAGACAAATACTTGAGGACAGTGCTTTCAATCAAAGTGAAGGCAATGACGATGAATTACCATATCCCCAGGGCGACCAGTTTAACCCACAGCTCGGTCAATGATAAAAGGTAATGAATCTATATTAATTTTGATTGCGTTGATTCTGGCGCATTCTGGTTTAAATTGAGAAAGGAGGTTCTGTAATGGCAATCAATAAATTAATATTTAAAGATGCCGAAAAGGTTAGGGATTCTATTACAGAATCTCAGAAAAAAGAAATAATAAAATTGTATGATGATTGGGCAGATAAGATAGGAAAAATGGCTGATAAATATGCTATGAAAACTACTTCATCTGCTCCTGTATCGGAAAGATATTATAAGGAATTAAAAAAGCAATTGACAGAGACATCGCATCAGCTAAGCAATGAACTTTATAAGGGCATTAAGAATAGCATGTATCTTGTTTCTGATTCTGTAGTATCAGATAATATAAATTGGTTGAAGTCTTTTGGATTTTCTGAGGAAGGTTTAAATGCTGCCTTTAGTTTTGTACCAGATTCAGTAGTAAGGTCAATAGTTACAGGTCAAGTATATGAATCAGGTTGGAGTTTATCAGAGAGAATTTGGGGCAATAATGAAGATACACTAAAGGATTTATATAGAATTGTTGCTGGAGGTGTAGCTCAGCAAACCCCAATATATGAAATCTCAAAACAACTTGAACAATATGTAAGACCTGAGGCAGCAAAGCAATGGAATTTAAAAGACAAAGACGGAAAAATGATATATCCAAAGCAAGTAGATTATAATGCTCAGAGATTAGCAAGAACTTTGGTTCAACATAGTTATCAGCAGAGTTTTGATGCTGTATGCCACAACAATCCTTTTGTTATTGATTATGTGTGGAGAGCTAATGGTTCTCGTGTATGTGAATTATGCATGGACAGAGATGGCAAACACTACCCAAAAGATGCTTTACCTTTGGACCACCCAAATGGAATGTGTACTATGGAGCCAAACATAGATGATAAAATGGACGATAAATTAGTGGAATGGTTTAATTCAGAAGACGGAACGTTTCCCGAGATTGATGAGTTTGCTAAAGAATTTGGTTATGATGCAAGTCAATGGCAAGAGCAATTAAAGTTCTCAGATTTGCAACAAAAATATCTTGCTCCTTATGGTTTTACACCTGAAAATATGCCAAAGAATTTTGATGATTGGTCACATAAATTAGATTTTGACCAAGCAACTGAAATTTTGAATAAAATGGGTACAAGTTGGAGTGACCCGCATCCATATCAGCAGATTCAAAAGTATTATGAGCAGAATTTATTGAAGTTTGGTACAAAATCAGAGAGTGTTACAGTTGAAAAGGAAGAAACTAAGAAAGTAGAAGCTAAGAAAACAGAAGAAAAGAAAGTAAAAGTGCCAGAATTTACTTATTTGCAGAATAAATATCTTGGTCCTTTAGGTATTTCAGCTGGTGATACATTGCCAAGTTATGATGAATGGTTTATAAAAGCTAAGTATAGTGACATCGAAAAGCTCACAAAAGAAGCGGTAAAACTTAATATGACTTCTGAGGAATTTTATAATTCTAAGGTTGGAAAAGTGAAGTATAAATACAAGACTTTAGAAGAAGTCAAGAAAATGGCAAATGCAGAAGAATCAAAAAATAATTCAGATGTTTCCAGTTGGATTGAACAGATAAAGAAGAATACTACATCTCAAATGTTAGCAATCGAAGATGAAAAGAGAAAATTGATAAATAATAACGAGGAAGATGCACTCGAAAGATATACAGGTAGCTATTATAGAACAATTAATGGTTATTTGAGAGAAATCGCTTCAGGTGAGAGAACTGACAGAGATTCGGATATGGACGAAATAATTGCAAATATGAGTTCCGGACTGCATAAAATGAAATTAGATTCAGATTTATATGTTCGTAGAGGTACAGATGTTGGAGATTTAGCTGGTTTGTTCATGACTGGTGACTTTGATGAAAACTATCAAAAATTGTCGGGAATGTCAGCAGATGAATTGAATAAAATGTTCCAAGGTGCTATTGGTGAGTATGCCGGATTTACTAGTACAAGTTCAATATGGGACAAAGGATTCAGCGGAGAATTAGAAATTATTTTCAGATTACCAAAAGGTACAGATGCACAAAGTATTATGAGAATAAGTAGATTTGGAACATCTGAGGGTGAAACATTATTAAATCACGGTATGCGAGTAAAATGTGAACTGATTGAAAAATCAGATGGTCACGAAGGTTCAGAAACAAGAGTATATCTTGATGTTTTAGAAAAGAAATGATATAATTAAAATATAAAAATATATTATTATGTTATGATTTATATTGACAAATATATACAAGTATGATATAATAATTATAGACCAATAATATGGTTTTATTGTTATGAGTAACTTGAAAAATAAAAAGGAAGGTGTTAGTATGCCTAATAATGCAGAGTTCAAAGATAGGATTGAAAGTGAAGCAAGAGCAGCAAGACCAATAAGAAATTCAGACTTGGTTTGCAAGGATTGTATCTTTAAGATTGACGATACTGAAATTCCTGGCAACACTTCAAAATGTGAAATATATAAAAGCAAGCCAGACAAAATTCTTAATGGAGAAAATTGTTTCTACCACAATAAAGGGTGATAAAATGAAAGTAAGATTTTCATGTAAAAAATGTTTAGTTTCTCAGACAGAAAATCCGCAAGATGTCAAGAAAGAACAACAGATATTTAATGGGCAATCAATAGAATTGATGTATTACGAATGTCCAGTTTGTAGGAACAAAAATTATGTTCAAGCTGATAATACTCAATCAAAAGAATGGCTAACAAAAATGTTTATGTTAACTAAACAACAGATTGGTGCAAATAGAGCTGGACGAAGAGGGAAAAATGCAGGTAAAGCGAAGAAAATACAAATCCACCTGAGGAAAGTCAGGAATGAACTCCAAAATGAACTTGAAAATGCAGGCTATAATTTTGTAGAATGTGAGGTTATAAATGGAGATTAAATGTAATGAATGTGATAAAGTATTTTCGATAGCACCTGTTGACATAAAAACTACTTTTATAATTTTGGACGATAAGAAATACTTACTCAGGTATTTTGCATGTCCAGAATGTGGTAGTATTTATAAAATATTGCTTCTTTCAGTGTTTGATGTACAACTCCAAAATGAGGTTTTAAAAGCCAAGGATAAATACTTAGAGGCACTGGAGCAAAATCATATTCTTGCTCGGATATATTACACTGAATATTTAGACAAGAAAAAGACATTTGACCAAGTTGTACAGAGTACAAACAAAAAGTATTCAGGTGTATTTATGTTCAACAAGGAAAACGAAATTATCTACCGTGAGAAAAGAACACGGAAGAAAAGGAGAATGTAAAAATGAAAAGTATGTTTAAAATTCCTATGCAATTCTTTGCAGATTCTGATGATGATAAAAATAAAAATGGCCAAGGAAATGATGATGGACAGAACGATGATGGTCAGCAGAATGACGGCCAAAATAAATCAAGCAGTGATGATGATTCTGCAAAGGGAAAGAAATCAGAAGAAAAGACTTTCAACCAAGACCAAGTTTCAAAAATGATGGCTAAGGAAAAGAATCAAGGACGTAATGCTGTGTATAATGAACTCGGTATTAATCCTAAAGATGAAGAACAAATTAAAGCTGTCAAGGCATATATTGAAAGTCAGAAATCAGATGCGCAAAAGGCAACAGAAAAGGCATTAGCTGAGCAAAAGGCTTTAGATGAAGCTAATGAACGTGTAAAAATAGCTGAAGCCAAGGCAGAAGTTATGATGCTCGGTATTAAAACTCAGTTTGTTGATGATGCTGTTACACTTGCTTTATCAAAAGTATCTGATGATAGGGATATTAAATCTGTTCTTACTGAATTTAAAACTAAATACCCTGTTTGGTTTGAGACAGAAGAGGATAAGCAAAAGCAGGCTAAAGGCACTGGTTCTTCGCTTAAAAATCAGTCTGGTAAGAATGATAGCAAGGGAAAAGACCAAGGTATTGGTGCACGATTAGCTGCACAAAGGAAGGGCTCCAAAACAAAGACAAGTTATTGGGGTTCAAAATAATTTAAGGAGGAAAAATAAATGCTTAATCAAGACGGAATTACAAAAGTTTCGTATGGCAATGCAACTCAAATTCTTGCAAATGTTGATTTGCAAGCTTCAGTAGGTTGTATTGTTTCTCAGTCACTTGTTCCAGAGGCAGATGCTAATGGAAAGAAGATTGCCAAGGCAGGCACACCTATTGTAGTTGATTTTTCAAATCTTCAAACACCTGTAACTGCTGCTTCAGAGGCAGTTTCTGAATCGGCTACAGCTACTGTAACAGGTACAGGTATTACCGCCGCTTCAGTTACTGCTGCTACTTTTGGAACAAAGGTTAGCAATGCAGATGGTACTTATGAGTTTTCATATGATGGTACTAATTGGAAGCTTAGTGGAAATAACGTAACACTTAACGATTATGGAATAACTCCTACAGGTTCGGCTGTCTCGGGAGATAAGATAAGTGTTGCATATGTATCTGCTAAGGAAGCAACAACATCTAATGCAGTACTTCTTCACGATGTTGATGTAACTGCAAAGAATGCAAATGGCACAGCTCTTTACTTTGGTGTTGTTAATATCAATAGACTTGATTCTGCAGTACAAGCATTGGTAACACCTGGTGTAAATACAATTGGTGCTATTACATTTATCAAGGCTTAAGGAAAGGAGATAAAAGAACATGACAATTTTTGATTTAGTTCAAGCTCAGGAAATTACAGCATACTGGGAGGAACTCGTTCAAGACGAGGCTCCGTATCCTTGTGAAGAGCTTTTCCCTGATGATAAAAAGAGAGGCCTTAAGCTTAGCTGGCTGAAGGGTTCAAGAGGACTTCCTATTGTACTTAAGACTTCTGCTTTTGATGTACATGCAATTCCCAGACCTCGTATTGGTTTCGAGAAGCTTTCAGCTGAGATGCCTTATTTTAAGGAATCTATGTATATTGACGAAGAGCTTAGACAGGAACTCAATATGGTTCTTGAAACAGGTAATCAGGCATACATTGATTCTGTTATGAACAGAATTTTTGATGATGAAATGCAATTACTTAGAGCTGCTCGTGCTTCTCGTGAGAGAATGAGAATGATGGCTCTTACAACAGGTGTTGTTTCAATGGCAAATAATGGCCAGGCATTTAACTATGATTATCAGATTCCGGAGAATCATAAGTCTACTGTTGATGTGTCTTGGTCAACAGTTGCTTCTGCAGACCCGATTGAAGATATGAGAAAGGCAAAGGAGCTTATTGCTGATGAAACAGGTGCAGTAATCACAAGAGCTATGTGTGATGGTGTTACATGGAGAAATATCCGTAACAATCAGAACATCCAGAAGAAGATTTATGTACTTTCTAACGGTGTAGGTTCTATCTCAGACGACAGACTTCGTCAGTACATACTTGATGAAGTTGGTATAACTGTTGTAGTTAATGACAAGAGATATGCAGACGAGAGTGGTAATGCACTCAAGTTTATGCCTTCAAATACTTTCGTAATGTTCCCAGACGGAGAACTTGGAAAGACATGGTTCGGTACTACACCCGCTGAATCAGACCTCATGACTTCAAATGTAGCTAATGTATCAATTACAGATACAGGTGTTGCAGTTACTACAGTTCAAAAGGCTGACCCTGTAAATGTAGAGACAATTGTTTCTCAGATTTGTCTCCCTTCATTCCCTGAGGCTGATAAAATTTATATTCTTGATACAGAAGTTTAAGGAGGAGTTACCGTGGTAGACATAACTAATGGAATACATTTTATGACTGTTACCAAGGGAGCTTTCGAGGGAATATATAAACATCAAGGTTATACTTTGGTCCATGACTATTCTAGTTCAATTCAGGTTAACGCAGGCGACACAGTAGAGGTTAACGATAATATTCCTATCATTGAAACTGAAGAGGCCGCCAACGATAACCTGGAAGAAACTGGAGAATCTGAGGAACCAGAGAAGAAACTTGAAAAAGTTGAATTTCTTGAAACTCCAATCAGTCAATGGTCAAAAGACCAATTAAAAGAATTTGCAGAAGCAAACAATATTTCCCTTGATGGTGCAACAAGTGTCAAGGAAGTACGTGGAATAATAAAGGCTTATATTGATTCAGTAGAATGAGGTGTAAACCATGACAGATATTGAGAAAATAAAGGTTGAAGTTCGGGAAGATAAATGCCCATATTTTGATGATTCAGAAATTGAATACTATTTACAAAAAAATGGTGGAGATATTGAAGCTACAATTTATGAGCTTTTAACCGTCAAAGCCGAAGATTCTACGATATCTGTTAGTGGTTTAAATACTGCTGATACAAGTTCGTATTTCAGGCGGCTGGCTTCAAAGCATAGACAATTTAACTCAGGAATTTTGGGTGATTGATATGTCTGTAAATAAGGATTTTGAACTTTATAAACTAAGGAGAGAGATTCAAAGGTCGGGAACAGGTTGTAGATTTTATAGACCGCAAGCTAACAGCTATGATGAATTGGACTTAGACAACTTGGAAAAACTAACAAGTGGTGAATGTGAAGAATTTTTCGGGCTATACCATGAAGTCAATGGACATGTTAGTTTGTCGGTTGGAAATCAAACCCAATACAGGTCTACCAAAGTACCGGCCTTCCTCATTCCTTGGGAAGATATTCAGTCGTTAGAATTGCGAACAAATGACATTGCTGAAATCAATGGAAAGCAATTTATAATTACTAAGGTTGGTAATATTCAAGAATGGAATTTAATCGCTGACATCTATATGGAGGTGCAGGACATTGAGCTTTAAAATCGATTATCCTGGTAGCGACTTAAACAAAAATCTTGATAAGATGGCTGTAAAATTAGGAGCCTTGATTTTGATGTATGCAAGTACCAAGGCTTCTAAATTACAGGTACAAATGAAAATGAACCGTCCTTGGAGAGACAGAACTGGTATGGCAAAAGCTACATTAAGAGCAACAGTTTCAAGACCTAATGACGATTTGATAAGAATTACATTAGCTCATGGTGTATCTTATGGAATTTGGTTAGAATTAGCTCACGAAAAACAATTTGCTATTATTGGTCCTACTATCACAAATGAATCTCCAAAAATAATGTCTGAAATGCAAGGCATTTTGAACAGAATTAAGCTGTAAGGAGGGAATAAAATGGGAAAATCACAGTGGGAACAAGTTTATTTGTTTCTGAAAGAAAAAGGATTTTCGATTTTTTCTCCTGGACAGAAAATAGGTAAATGCACAGAGCCATATATTGTTCTGAAATATGATGGTTCAGTTCAACATTTGACCTATAGTACAGATGATGATATTTATACAATACTTTGTTATGTGCCAAAATTGAAGTATTCGCTTTTAGATGGATTGATTCAGTCTGTGAGAAAAGCGATGAAAGAATTTCACCCTCAGCTTATCATTACTGGAAATGTTTCTGGTAGTGTTTATGAGGAAGAAATTGAGGCTCATGTATCAAGTATTGAATATCGAAATCATAAAAAACGATAAGGAGGAAAAATAATGCCTGACGTAAGAAAGTCAAAAGCGGAAATACCGCTTATAGATTGTGCTTTGGTTACCATTACAACTAAAGATGGCGACGAATTTGGTTTTGATACATCAAATAAAATTGGTGTAGAAACTCAAACCGAAGAACAGGACGCCATTAGACTTGTTGTAAAGGGTATTTTAAGAGCACAAAAGAAAAAGAAGGTTACAATTGTTGGTACAACAATCACTCTTACAGACAATGTATTTAACCCCGATTTAGTACTTGTACTTCAGGGTGGTGTTTGCACTTACGATGGACAAGGAAAGCTCACAGGATATACTCCTCCTGTAGCTGGTTCAACAGAAGTAATTGATACATTTACGCTTAATGCATATTCAGCACAGTATGATACTTCTGGTGATATCGTAAATTACGAGAAAATATCTTATCCTAATTGTACAGGTGAGCCGGTTGCATTTTCATCTGAGGACGATGTATTTAGAGCTCCTGAGTATACAATTGATTCTGCTCCTAAGCAGGGTGAAGCTCCTTATACAATAACTTATGTTGATGAACTTCCCGAACTTTATGGGCCTGCTTCATTTACTGTTACTCAGAATTTAACAAATGCAACTTCATCTTATACTAAGGATAAGGTGTATGAAGATGCTCCGTTTACTGCAACAATTACAGCTACTTCCGGAACCCTTGGAACAATAACGGT